AAAAAGAAAAAAAAGATTTGATGAAACGATTGAAGCATGAGATTAGACCTTATCCAAAAGATACGGCATCTTATAATACGGAAGTGGTTCATCACCCAACAACATACGAAGCACCTGAAGGAGCTGAAAATTTTTGGTAATATATGAGAGTATTAGTAATTCCGAATTATACAAATTTCGGACAAGAGAAAGACATTAATAGAGATTCATTTCTATTAGTATTTAAATCATTTTTAGATAATACTAAAATTGGTAAAGAATGGGAATGGATATTACCATATCCTGATATGGACAATCATCCTGGTATTATAAACCAATTTGAATATCCAAATGTTTCACTTCGTAGAATGGATGGATTGGATACCTTTCCACCTAAAATGAGAGTAAACTATCCACACAAATTTTTTGATAGATTGGTTGAGAAAGAACAATTTAATTTAGTATGGTCACATTTGCCTGAATGGACACATGAATTTAAAATTACTCGTATCTATAATAAGACACAGCCTATTATTGGTTATTGCCATTGGTGGGAAATAAAAGATAATGGAGCTAGAGATGATAATTCATTTTGGAAAAACATTAAGGGTACATTGGATATGAAAGTATGCGGTGTGAACTCTCAATGGGTTAAGGATTTAGTTCTTAAAAGAGCAGCTGAAGAATTTCAACCACACATCATAGAAAAATTAGATAAGATTATACAGCCTTGGTATTTGGGTACTGACGAATTTATACCAACCAAAGAATACAAAAAGAAAACTATTGTATTCAATCATAGAAATAATGGTTATACCGGTGGTGAATGGTTTTTTGAAACTATGGATGAATTGTGGAGTGAAAGACAAGATTTTGAAGTATGGACTACATTAGGTGATATGAAAAAACCATATACTAAATATATTGGACATGCTGATAGAAATGTTTATATGAATCAATTAGCAGAGGCTCATTTTGGAGTGGGATGTTTTCAAACATATTCTGCTTGGAGTATGAGTACAACCGATGGACTTAGTAGAGGTGTACCTTATTTATTACCAAATGGATTATGTTATCCCGAAATGGTTGGAACTGATTATCCACTTCTTTACAATGGTAAAGCCGAATTTAAAGAAAAGGTAATTGGATTATTGGATGAAACAATTGAAAGACCTGATGTTAGTGATATATCAAAGGCATTGTTATGGGAGAATTCATTAAAGAGTTGGGATATTGAAAACAACTTTGAAAAAATGGCAAGGGTATTCGTAGATTAATTAAAAAATAAAAAAGCATAAATGTATAAAAATATTTATTATCAGAGAGAAAGAAATTTAGTGCACATTTGGGATGATAGGTTAGGTTATAGAACCTTTCCATATACACGATATGCTTATGAAAAAGCACAAAGAGGACAATACACATCTTTGTACGGAGATAAGTTAGATAAGATTTTTAAATTCACAAAAGATGACCCGAATTTATTTGAATCGGATGTAGCTGAAACCACTAGAGTTTTGGTTGATACATATACTGATTCAGATATTCCATCCGAAGGGCACGTTACACTTACATATGATATTGAGTGTGAAATGGATAGTGGTTTACCTGATGTAGAAAAATCAGAAAATGAATTAACCGCAATTGGTTTGCACGACTCTGCTACTGACCATTATTGGGTTTTGATTATGGACAAAGCTGGTAAGATGAGTGAGAAGAAGACTGGCAATCGTACTGTAATTCCTTTCAGAGATGAGAGGGATATGTGTATGAAGTATTTAGAACTATATGAGTACATCAATCCAACAATCGTAACTGGTTGGAACATTGATAACTTTGATACTCCTTATTTATATAATCGTATTAAAAGACTATTAGGTGTTAAGCACGCTAATAGGTTAAGCCCAATAGGTGAATGTTTCTGGTCTCCATATCGTAAGAGATTTTATATGGCCGGCGTATCTTATTTAGATTACCTTGCTCTATATAAGAACTTCACCTATTCGGAATTAGATAACTATCGTTTAGATAGTATTGCTATGAAGGAATTGGGTAGAGGTAAGATTGAGTACGCTGGTAACTTAGATGATTTGTTCAAAGATGATATTGAAAAGTTTATTGAGTATAACTTAGTTGACGTTCAATTGGTGGTTGATATGGATAAGAAGTTACAATTCATTGATACGGCTAGAGGTATCTGTCACGCTGGACACGTACCATATGAAGATTTCGTTTACTCATCAAAATACTTAGAGGGTGCATTGTTATGTTACCTTAAGAGAAGAAACATTGTAGCTCCTAACAAACCTGCGGATAGACAAGAAAGGATGCAAGCACTTAGAGATAATGACCAAGAGAAATTCATTGGAGCATATGTGAAGGCACCTATCGTTGGTAAGTACGAATGGATATATGACTTGGATTTAACTTCACTATATCCTTCAATCATTATGACAACTAATATTTCACCAGAAACCAAAGTTGGTAAGATTGATAATTGGGATGCACAAAAGTTTATGAAAGGTGAGATTGATACTTTCAACATTGGTGAGAAAACAATTACAAAAGAAAACCTTAAGAAGTTATTTGATGAAAGTAAATACGCTATCTCATCTAACGGAGTTCTTTACACTACGGATAAAGTTGGATGTATTCCTGATATATTAGACCTTTGGTTTAAACAACGTGTGGAGTTTAGAGCATTAGAGAAAAAATATGGTGAGAGTGGTGATAAAGAGAAATATGATTTTTATAAGAAAAGACAATTAGTACAAAAGATTTTATTGAACTCATTATATGGAGTATTAGGATTACCTGCTTTCAGATTCTATGATGTGGATAATGCTGAGGCGGTAACAACAACAGGTCAAACCGTGATTAAATCAACGGCTGATATGGCTAATATTAAATACAATAAAGAGTTAGGAACAACTGGACAAGATTTCAACATATACATTGATACGGATTCGGTATTCTTTTCAGCAGTACCCATATTAGACCATCGTTATAAAGATTGGAGAAGTTTAACTGATGCAGAGATTGCTATAAAGGTGGATGATATCGCTGGTGAAACTCAAGACTTCTTAAATAAGTTTTATGATGTATTGGCTGAGAAAGTATTCAATGTTGATAAAACAAAACATAGATTCCAAATCAAAAAAGAATTCGTAAGTAGAAGTGGTATTTGGATTGCTAAGAAACGATACGCTCAATGGATTATTGCAGAGAATGGTATTCCTTGTGACACATTGCAAGTTAAAGGATTGGATGTGGTTCGTTCATCGTACCCCGCACAATTCCGTAAGTTTATGAGTGGTATCCTTATTTCAATCCTACAAGGTGAAACTGAAATGGTACTAACTGATAGAATATATGATTTTAAAAAGGATTTAGTTAATATGGATGTAACTTCAATAGCTAAGAATTCAGCAGTAAAAGAATTATCAAAATACATTCCAAAGAAAAAAGATAATAGAGCAATGTTCCAATTCAATAGTGGAACTCCGGCGCATGTAAAAGCAGCAATTGCACATAATCAATTATTAGTTCACTTCAAATGTGCAGCTAAGCACGCTCCAATGAGAGATGGTGATAAAATTAAGTGGGTATATCTAAAACAAAATCCATTTGGGCTAGATGCTGTTGGGTTCAAAGGACATGATGACCCGAATGAGATAATGGACTTGGTAAGAACCTATATTGATTATGATAAGATTTTTGAGAGGGAATTACTTAAGAAATTAGAGGATTTCTATGGTGCATTGGGTTGGGGAGCAGTTTTATCCTCACAAAAAACGGCAGAACAATTCTTCGCATTCTAACTGGTTGATTATCAACACTATATAATATTCAAAATATTTGGCAGATTCAAGTATTTTTCGTATATTTGTATAAACAATTTAAAATCATAAAAATATAAACTATGAGTAACTTCATACCACAAACCGCTCCAGTCTTAAATCAAAAAGCAAAAAAGCAAATAATTTTACAAAGTAAAAAGCCAATCTTAACAATAGGAGCTGCTAAGAAAGCAGCATCAACTAATATTGAATGGTATCATGTTCTATCCGAATTAGCAGATAATGCTATTCTTGTTGATAAATCAAAATGCGTTAATGTTACTATTAACATGCATTACAATGAAGATAATGAAAAATCTTATATAGAGGTTATTGATGATTCAATAGGTATTCCAGAAAAGGATATATTGAATATATTTGATTATGGTCAATCTGCAAATCAAGGTAAGATGTTATTGTGTAAAATGGGTATGGGCTTAAAAGGTGCAATATGGGGATTGGGTGAATTTGATTATTTAATAACAAAAACATCAAACGGTAATAAGTGCCAGGCTCAACCAATGAAATATGATAGCGATTCTGATATATTGGAATATATTCAAATTAAACCATCATCATCTGAATTAGATGCACAATTAAGTGGTACTATTGTTAAAATAAAACGTGTTAATGATAAGTTGCCAAATTGGACAAATCAATCTCACTTTGATGCATTTGTTTTTAAAATAAATAGTATGTATGCAAACTTATTGCATGAATCAAGAGTTAAGATACACATTTCTTATAGTAATAGTTCTGGTTCTAAATGGTATAAAGAATGCGTAGGTAGTTTCCCATTAATGTCTAATCCTAGACATTTGTTAAACAATGATATTAGTATTGGATTTAACGAGCCAACATATATAAAAGATACAACAACACCTATTGATAAAATAGAAATCAAAACAAAAAATACTAAAGTAAAACTTACGGCTTGGCACAAACCAACTCCAAATCAAGTTGAAAAGTATTTTGATACTTCTAAAAGTAAAGCATATAATCCTCAAACATATAAAGATTCTCTATTTGGATATGGGTCAGAAACTGGAGGTATTACAATTATGTATAGAGGTAAGTATATTGAGTTTGGTGTAGAAAAACATGCATCTAGAACCGAAAATCAGGGTATTATTTTGGAGATGGATGATGATAGTGGATTATCATTTACTGGATACAAAAACACTTTACAAAAAAACAACAATTATAGAGAGATGTTAGAAGCTGTTGATGCTTTCTTAAAAGAAAACGGATTTTTTGTTCGTTCAATAGTAGGAACACCATCGGTTGAGGAAGATGAAATTGTTAAGAAGTTTTTAGAATATATTCAAACAGATGCAATATATTTAGAGAGTCTTGGTATAGAAAGTTATCAAAAGCAAGTTGAAACTTGGATTAGAACTGAAGTTGGGGAAACTGATATTATTGTTAGAGATTACAATGATTCTGAAATAATTACTTGTGTTATTGAAGCTAAAAAAGATAGATGCGGTGGATATGAAGCAGCTCAATTATGGGGATATATGGCATATCATAATTGCAAAAAAGGTATATTATTATCTGGAGCAGATGAACAACCATCCTTCAATGTTATGATTAAATCTCTTAAAGATTTTTGTAATCTACCAGAAGTTGAAATTAAAAAAATGAATGTTAAAACTTTAAAGGCTGGTAAGTTTTTTAACATTTAATTTGGTACTTTCAGGTATTTTTCGTATATTTGTATAACAAAATAAAACATAAATTAAAATTTCAATTATGAACAAAGCAAAATTTGATGGTTTCGTTAATCGTTACAACTTAGGTGGTGAGATTGAATCCGTTATGGTAAAATCCGATGATACAAACTTATCGGTAAGAATGATTTCAGATGACAAAACCTTATTAGGTGATGTTACAGTAGTAGGTGGTGAATTTCCAAGCGGTGAGTTTGGTATTTACACTACTTCACAATTAAAAGGTTTATTATCTGTATTAGATGATGCTATCACTGTAGAAGAAGTGACTGGTGCATTGAAATTTTCAGATAAGAAAACAAAGGTACAATATATGTTAGCAGCACCATCGGTGATTCCTGCAGTACCTGATTTAAAAGCGTTACCTGCATTTGATGCGGAGATAACATTAGATGATGACTTTGTAAATAAGTTCATCAAATCAAAAGGTGTATTGGCTGACTCTGATACATTTACATTTACATTCAAAGCTGGTAAAGGTGAAGTTATTTTAGGATACTCATCAATCAACTCAAATAGAATTTCTATTGAAGTAGATGCAACCGCTAAAGAAGATATTGAACCAATTGCATTTTCTGCAAAGTATTTGAAAGCTATCTTAATGGCTAACAAAGGTTCTAAATCATCTTCATTAAAAATCTCATCTAAGGGATTATCGCATGTAGGATTCGTTGATGGAGATTACACAGCAAATTATTATTTAGTACAAATTAAATAATATGGCTAACCAACATTACAACTTAATAAGTGAACCTGTATTTGAAATAGATGGTAAGTTATATGAAACTGAAACATGGAATTTAAATTTAGAAAAATTCCTTATTGAAAATGCTGGTAAGGAGATATACATTTATGTACCATCAATAGAAACTAATCAAATCCGAGCAATCGTAAAATAATTAATATGAGCTTTTGGGATACTGAACCACAAAAACCTGTCTTTGACTTTGAATCTGAAAAAGCAAAGTTAAAAGAAAATATGGACTACCTTATGACAATGTCTGTTCAAGAACAAACGTTATATAAGAAGTGGGTTGAATTGCAAGAACCTACAATGATTCAAGCAAAATCCCAAATCGCATCTTATTACGATTTACAATGGAAACCAACTGATATCAACAATAAGGAGCTAACGATAAAAGAAATTGAATTGTTAGACCCTTACGTTGAGATTGTTGATGACCCGAAGGAATCTACTAAATGGGCAGCGGTAAGACGTATGATTCACACAATGGATTTTACAGCAAACCCTGGCCGTAATGTAAAGATTAATGTAAAGGATAGAGTGAGTGGAAAACTATTAGGACAAATTTCATTAGCATCCGATGTAACCGCTATGGGAGTTAGAGATAACTTCATTGGTTGGACTAAGGATAATAAGTTTGTTGATGGTAAGTTAAACAATACTACTATCGCTTCTACTATTGTATGTACTCAACCATTAGGTTATAACTTTTTAGGTGGTAAGTTAATCGCTATGATGACAACTACGCCGGAGGTTAGAGCATATTGGAAATCAAAGTATGATAATGTTTTGATTGCAGTAGGTACAACATCTTTATATGGTATTCATTCACAATATAATGGTATTCCTTTATTTAAAACATTAGGTGAATCAGCTGGTAAGATTAGTTTAAAGCCGGATGATAAATTCTATGACCCTTGGCATCAATGGATTAAGGAAAATCGTGCAGAGTGGTATAAACAAAATATCTCAGATGAGAGAGCTCGTAATGGTGCTAGTATGGGTTATGAATCCAATGGACCTGTTAGTGGTATCAAACAAAAAATATTAAGTGCTATCTTCAAAGAGTGTGGTATTAAGGCAACTGAATATCATCACGGATTTAAGAGAGGTGTTTATATGGCTATGATGTATGAGAACGGATGTGAGTATCTTAGAAACGAAATTACCGAAGATAAATTAATTCTTAAAGATAAGTTTAAGCAAGGTACTGAATACATCAACAAATGGTGGAAGAAACATGCAATCAGTAGATATACAAAACTACATGATGAAGGAAGAATTAAACCTGAACACTTATTCTACATAGATGCTATTGGAATTAGTTGGGAAGAAATGAAAGTAAAATACCTATCAGAAGTAGGGAGATAAAAATAAAACAAAAATTATGGCAAAGGCTAAAAAAACAAAAAAAGAAGAAGTAGTTGAACCAATTGCAGAATTACAATTAAAACAATCTGAAAAGTTAGAACAATGCGAATGGGTATTTCAATTTGATAATGATGAACCTCAAATTTTTGCATGGACAAGCGAAGATATGACAAATGAAGAACCAACAGTAACATTTACAATATCCAATACTAAAGATGCATACATATCTTTTACAAATAAAGAAACTTTAAAGAAATTTAAATTATATGCTAGAGAATTAACTGATGCTGGTAAAAAATTAAGAGAATTTCAAACACAACAATCTGAATTAGTAAAAACAAATATAGAAAATGGAAGTACGAATAAAGAAGCTTAGTGAAAACGCAGTAATCCCAACTTATGCAAAAGATGGAGATGCTGGTATGGATTTAGTAGCAACTAGAATTATATCCAATACAACATTTGATGTTAGTTATGGTACTGATTTGGCAATGGAAATTCCTAACGGATTTGTAGGATTGGTATTTCCTCGTTCATCGGTTAGAAAATATGAGTTAGCATTATCTAATTCAGTTGGTGTAATTGATAGTGGATATAGAGGTGAATTACAAGCTACATTTAAGAAGACAAACGGATTAGATTCTCTTGCGTATAAAGTAGGAGATAGAATTGCACAAATTATGATTATTCCACATCCTCCGATTGAGTTTAAAGAAGTAAATGATTTATCTGATACTGAAAGGGGTGATGGCGGATTTGGTTCAACTGGAAAATAAAAAATAAAATATGTTTATAGAACAAACGGAAGAAAAGGTAAATAATAATTTATGGGTAGAGAAGTATCGCCCAACAAAGCTTGTTGATTATGTAGGTAACGAACATCTAAAATCAAAAGTAGAAGGTTATTTAGAAACAGGTGAAATTCCACATTTACTTTTGTACGGAAAAGCCGGTACTGGTAAAACAACATTAGCAAAGTTAATTGTAAAATCAATTGAATGTGATTATATGATTATCAACGCATCTTCGGAAAATAATGTTGATACTGTAAGAAATAAAGTAACTAACTTTGCATCTTCAATGGGATTCAAACCATTTAAGATTATTATATTGGATGAGTTTGATTATATGACTCACAACGCACAAGCTATCTTAAGAAACTTAATGGAAACATTTTCAGCACATTGCCGTTTCATATTAACTTGTAACTATGTTGAGAAAGTAATTGACCCGATTCAAAGTAGATGTCAATCATTTCAAATTGTACCTCCAACTAAAAAAGATGTTGCTATGCAAATTAGTAAAATCTTAAAGAATGAGGAGATTGAATTTGAAGTAAAGGATTTAGTTCCAATTATTGACGCAGCTTATCCTGATATTCGTAAGGTGATTAATACTTGCCAATTGAATTCAATTAAAGGTAAGTTGAAAGTAGATGTACAAAATCTATTAGAGAATGATTATAGAAATAAAATTATTGACATCCTATCTTCAAAAGATGATAAGAGAAACAAATATATGAAAGTAAGACAAGCTCTTATTGATTCTAAAGTTACGGATTTTACCGATTTATATACAATGTTATATGATAAGGTGGATGAGTATGGTGGAGAAAATACGGCAAATGTAATCTTACTATTAGGTGATGGCGTAAATAAATCAGCAGTAGCAATTGATAAAGAAATTCCAGCAGCAGCTACATTAATTCAAATTTTAAATATTATATAATGGCTAACATTTTAGGAGCAGGTGGACAACCAATAGGAGGACAAGAAGAAAAACCAATACCTTTAGAAAAAACTGAAGCAATCGGATGTAAGAAATGTGGTGGTGAGATTTTCGTACAAGGGTTTGGATTTCGTAAGATTTCAAAGTTATTAACTGGTAAACCAAAAGATGAAGTATTACCCGTAGAGTTATTCTTATGTGGTGATTGTGGTGAAGTATTAAATGAATTATTACCTCCGGGTTTAAAAGTAGAAGAAGAAGCATAATATGGCTAAAACATTATTTGACCATCTAAACGCAATTACGGATAAGAAAGACCCAAAGTATTGGGACACACTTGATGAGAGTGATAAAAAGACATGGAGTAACTATATGATACTCCGTTTTCTTTCTATGAAACCTGAGTGGATAGAACTAATTGCAGATATACAACCTTACATTCAGGAGGCACCGCCTAAAGCGATGTACTTATGTTTGATAGGATTGATTCCAAAGACAAGAGCATTCTTAAAGTATATGAAACCTGCTTCATCTGAAAAGTATGAAGATTGGATTGTAAAATTAGTTGCACAATTCTATGAGGTATCGGAAACTGAATCAGAAGAATATCTTAAAATCCTTTATGAAACTACAAGTGGTAAAATGCACATAAAGGAAATCGCAGAGAATTATGGTACTGACCCAAAGCAAATTACTAAGTTAAAACTCAAAGTTTAATTTGGTTTATTCGGGTATTTTTCGTATCTTTACATAAATAAACATAATGGCAAAAGTATCATTTTCGCAATACTCTATGTGGAGTAGTTGCCCGCATCAATATAAGTTAAATTACATAGATAAGTTAGGTGAGAGTTCATCTAACATCCACACAATATTTGGAACTGCTATGCACGAAACAATTCAACATTACCTTTCGGTTATGTATGGTGTTTCTAAAAAGCAAGCAGATGAAATCAACAAAGATAAGCTCTTATTAGAAACTATGAGGAAAGCTTATAAAAGTGAAGCTGATAAAATGAGTGAAGGAACTCCTTGTACTCAAATTCAATTAGAAGAATTTTATGGCGATGGTAGACGTATATTAACTTGGTTAGATAAGCATATGCACAAATTCTACTCAAAGAGTGGATTTGAATTAGTGGGTATTGAGATTCCATTAAACGCAACTATTAAAGAGGGCGTACACTTTATTGGATTCATAGATATCGTATTAAGAGATATGGCAGCTAATGAAATTATCATTATAGATTTAAAGACATCTACTATGGGATGGAATCAGTATCAAAAAGCTGATAAGATGAAAAACTCCCAAATTCTTCTATACAAAAAATACTATTCAGAATTATTTAATATTCCTTTAAACAAAATTAAAGTAGAATATCAGATACTTCGTAGGAAGTTGCCCGAAGATTCCGCATTTCCAATTCCACACGTATCAAAACACATTCCAGCACATGGTTCACCATCGGTTACTAAAGTATATGATGAGTTTATGGGATTCATTAATGCAGTATTTGATGATGAGGGTAAATTTAGAGATATAGAATTCCCTAAAGTACCTGGTCCGGCTAAAAAGAATTGCAAGTTTTGTGAGTTTGGTAATAGAGGAATATGTGATAAGAAGGCTACAAAATAAAATTTTATGTTTTTTTTATTTCATTATACTTATATATATAAATATATTACAATGAACGAAGAAAGCACAAAACTAACAACGGTGAAAATACTGAAAGATGTATATTCAAGTTTCAAAAAAGTGTCTTTTTCATCGGATGTTACACTTCAAAAGCTGGTAAATAGAACAGTAGAAAGATATGTTACTGATGATGGATTTAGACAAGAAATGAACGAATACCTAAAATTACAAATATCAGGTTCACAATTTTAAGAAACAAAATAAGTTATGGCAAAAAAGAAAATCCTTTTACTTTCGGATGATTTAAGAATGGCAAGTGGTATCGCTACTGTGTCAAAAGAATTAGTACTTGGTACAGTACACAAATACGATTGGTTTCAGGTGGGAGCAGCTATTAATCATCCTGAAGCTGGTAAGGTTTTAGATGTTAGTGAGGATATACAAAAAAACTATGGTATAGCTGATGCTAATGTAAAAATACTTCCTTGGAATGGATATGGTAATGCCGATTTGATTAGACAATTAATCAATACTGAAAAGCCAGATGCTATCCTACACTTTACGGACCCTCGTTATTGGACATGGTTGTATGATATTGAACATGAAATCAGACAAAATGTTCCACTTTTATTCTATGCAATTTGGGATGATTTGCCAGACCCATTATATAATCGTAACTACTATGAGAGTTGTGATTGGATTGGTTGTATCTCTAGACAAACCTATGGCATCATTAAAAGATTATCAGCATTGGATACAAAACCAACTTGGAAACCTAAAAAGGATTGGCAAGTAAGTTATGTACCACATGGTATTAACACAAACATATATAAGCCAACAGATGTATCTGCCGAATTCCGTAAAGAAATTTTAGGTGGAAAGGATTATGATTTTGTTCTATATTGGAGTAATCGTAATATCAGAAGAAAACAACCTGCAGATGTTATTGTAGCATTTAAGAAATTTTGTGATAAAATTGGTAAAGAGAAAGCAGAGAAAGTTTGTTTAGTAATGCATACACAACCTGTTGATGAGAATGGTACTGATTTACCTGCAGTAATAGATGTAATGGCACCTGAATGTAATATTATATTTTCAGAAAAGAGAAGACCACAAGAAGAATTAAATCTTATCTATAATATAGCAGATGTAACAATCAACATTGCTAACAACGAAGGATTTGGATTAGCAACTGCAGAATCAGTAATGGCTGGAACTCCAATCATTGTAAACGTAACTGGTGGATTGCAAGACCAATGTGGATTTGAGGTTGATGATAAGTTATTAACACATGAAGATTATATTAAAATTGGTTCTTTGCATGAGTGGAGAAAGTGGGAAGGTAAAGCAAAACCTGGTCCTTGGGTAACGCCAGTATGGAGTAGAGCATTAGCATTAGCAGGTTCAGTGCCGACACCTTATATTTGGGATGATAGAGTTGATATAGAGGATGTTGCGGAAGCAATTGAGAAAGTGTACAACACACCAAAAGATGTTCGTAAAGCAAACGCATTGATAGGTAGAGAAGCATTTATCGGAGAGATGGGATTAACACATACAAATATGTGCCAAACATTAGTTGATGGGATTGAATCAACATTTGAAAATTGGAAACCAAGAGAAAGATTTGAAGTTTTTAAAATAAAATAAGTTATAATATATGAATAAACCAACATTAGTATTTCAAAGCCCATGCTTTACTCGTTCTGGATATGGGGACCATAGTCGTGACCTACTAAAGTCACTTCGCAAAATGGACAAATATGATATTAAAATTATACCACTACGTTGGGGTAATACTCCACAAAATAATGTTGATGGTGAAAGTGATTTCGGAAGATGGATGTTAGAAAGAGTTATTACCGAAGTTAGTGATAAGCCGGATATATTTATTCAGGTATCAGTAGCAAATGAGTTTAGTGCAAAGGGTGGTTATAACATTGGTATAACTGCTGGCGTTGAAACTACAATTTGTCCAAAAGATTTTATTGATGGTTGTAACAATATGGATTTAATCATAGTACCATCTAATTTCACAAGACAAAATATTGGTGGAACTGTATATCAACAAAAAGATAATGAAACTGGAGAAATTGTTGGAGAAATTAAAGTAACAAAACCAATTGAAGTTCTTTTTGAGGGAGTTGATACTGAAATATTTTCCAAAGGAAGTGGTAAAGATGTATTAGAAAATGTAAAAGAGGATTTCAACTTCTTAATTGTAGGACATTGGTTGAAAGGAGATTTAGGACAGGATAGAAAAGATATTGGTATGGCAATTAAAACATTTGCTACGGTATTTCAATATATGCCAAAGGATAAAAGACCAGGTCTTATTGTTAAAACATCTCACGCTGGATTTTCGGTAATTGATAGAGAAGGAACTAGAGAAAAATTAGAAGGTGTATTAAAAACATTTGGTGATAAGTGTCCATCTGTATATTTGATACATGGTGATATGGAAGAAACTGATATGAGTAACTTATACCACCATCCTAAAGTTAAAGCAATGATTTCATTTGCTAAAGGAGAGGGATATGGTAGACCAATGGCTGAGTTTACTTTGACAGGTAAACCAATTATAGCTAGTGGTTGGAGTGGACAATTAGATTTCCTACCGGCAGAAAATGCAGTATTGTTAGAAGGTAGTTTAACTCCAGTACACGAATCAGCAGCAGACCAATTTTGTATGAAAGAAGCACAATGGTTTACAGCAAATTATTCAACAGCAGCTAATAAGTTATACGATGTTTACAACAATTATGATACTTATAGTAAGAAATCTGAAGGATTAAAAACTAATACATTGGATAACTTTACATTGGATAAAATGAATGATAGATTTACTCAAATGTTGGAACACTATGTTAAGACACAACCAAAATTAGTTCCATTTAATATCCCAAAGGTAAATTCATCAAAGATGCAAATACCTAAATTAAATAAATTATAAGATGTCATACGCAGCTTTATATAAACCTTTAATACAATCTGAAACAACTACATCCAAATCAAGAATGAGGGTAAGGAAGCTTTATAAAATTATTTCATATGAATACGCTGATGGTGAATCCAAACAATTTAGAGGTTCAAATGCTGTATTAATTTTTGTATTGGGTATTTTTCGTAAAAAAGTTTATTGCTTAAAAGTTACTGAAATAAAGCCTGATAAATTTTTTCGTTGGTTAAAAACAATAATGTTTAAAAATTTAAAAGAATCGGATTTTGATAATTTAAAATGGTTGGAAAATCTTACACCAAAGGCAGATAAAACAGGCACTAAATTATATGGGTCATCCGTAAAAGGTAAATCTATTATGAAACAAACGCCAGACCCATTTAGAACATATATTTTACCAAATATCAAACAGGTAGCTTGGTGTGAATTTAAAATGGAAGCAATTGAAAAAATATATGGAATTAAGAGGGCAGATATAACAGAGAAAGAACCCATACCAAAACCAATTGCAGATACTGCGGCACCAGCTCCGCCAGAACAAACAAAAAAATAGTTTATTTTTCCATTCGTATATATTTACTGTTATAACATTACAATTATAATAGTAAAATATAATGGCATTAATTAAAAGACTTACAAAAGGTTCTCCATTGACCGCATCCGAAATGGATGGTAATTTAGATTTTTTACAAACTCAAATAACAGCAGGTTCTTCTGGAACTTCTGGCACATCGGGAGCAACGGGTACATCTGGAGCAGCTGGAGCTAATGGTACTAGTGGGACAGGTGGTACATCTGGTACTTCTGGGACATCTGGTATAAAAGGAGATTTATTTACATCTCAAGCTACATCAACAACTTTAACAATATCTGCTAGTGGAACTAAAAGTTTCACAATAGGAACTGGATTATCTTGGACAGTAGGACAACAAATGGTAGTTGCTTACGATGCAAATAATTTTATGTATGTAACGGTAACATCTTATGATAGTGGTACTGGTGCAGTTGTTGGGGAAGCATATTCAATTGGAGCAGGTAGTGGGTCTCAAACAGGAACTTGGTATATAAACACAGTAGGTGCGCCGGGAATATCTGGTTCATCTGGTTCATCTGGTAGTAGTGGTACATCTGGCTCGTCTGGTACAAGCGGAAGTAGTGGCTCATCAGGAACTTCAGGTTCATCAGGAACTTCTGGTACAAGAGGTACATCAGGAACTTCTGGAGAAAGTGGTTCATCGGGAACATCTGGAGTAAGTGGTACATCTGGAACTTCTGGAACTTCTGGTACATCGGGAGTAAACGGTACATTCTTTGGCTCATCTGGAACTTCTGGTATAAGTGGAGTACAAGGTTCATCTGGAACTTCTGGAACGAGTGGTATTGGTACGGCTGGAACTTCTGGAACGAGTGGTGTTGGTACGGCTGGAACTTCAGGAGTAAGTGGTTCATCGGGAACTTCTGGAACTTCAGGAACAAGCGGAGCATTATCTTTAACTGGTACAACTTTAGGGGGTGTAATTACATTTAATGCACCAACTTCAAATGTACAATCAAATTTAACATTCAATAATAATATATTATCAATAACAGGTACTGTATCAGCATCAAGCACATTAACTGCTTCTTTGGCAAGTGGATATGCTTGGGTAGGTGGTACTGGAAATGTTTCTAGATTAGTAGCAACATCATCATTTGGTGCTGGTATATTTGCACAAGTAGCTGGTAATGTTTATGCAACTTCAAATGATATACAATTAACAGGTTCATTATCGGCATCCTTAGCAAGTGGATATGCTTGGGTAGGTGGTGCAAATAATGTTACAAGATTAGTACCAACATCTTCATTTGGACAATCATTAACTGCAAGAAATTATATTGGTGATTCATTTGGAGCAACAACAATATCAAATGTTACAACATTAGCATTTAGTGGTTCAGGAGTTTCAATATCTGATTTAGGTGGTGGTTCTGTAAAAGTAGAAGTAACTGCAACTGGAACTGGTGGTGGTACTGGTTCTTCTGGAACATCAGGCAATACTGGTACATCTGGAACTTCAGGAACGTCTGGTTCGGCTGGGGTATCTGGGGGTGGTGGAACTTCTGGTATAAATGGTACGAGTGGTATTAACGGAACATCTGGCGCTAGTGGTACATCTGGCATAAATGGTAGTAGTGGTACTTCGGGTATAAGTGGTGCTGGTGGTACTGCTGGAATTGGAACGGATGGAACATCTGGAACTTCTGGAATAAATGGCACATCCGGTGCAAATGGTCTTGGTTCTTTTGGTACATCTGGTACTTCTGGAGTTAGTGGAGAATCCGGAACATCTGGTGTTAATGGAACTGGTGCTAATGGTACTTCTGGAACATCTGGAATTAGTGGTACTAATGGAGTTTTAAATTTGGTTGGTACTACAAGTGATGGTATTGTAACATATGTAACAAATTCAAGCGGAAGTGTTGAAACTGATTTAAGATTTGATGCATCTCAAAAAATATTAA